AGGCACTGCCCGTCGTGATATCATTAAGATCCTACACTACGGATTGCTCCTCCTCCATTTCTCTGACAAATCTGCACCCCCTAAAGAAGCATACCCTCAATGACCACCGTTCTCTCACAACAAACTATTGAACTGCTGAATAACTTTAGTAGCATCAATAAATCTATTGTTATTAATCCTGGTAATAAACTTAGTACTATCAGTGTTAATAAGAATATTATGTGTACTGCTAATATTGAAGAGAGCTTTGATAAGCAGATCTCCATCTATGATCTTTCTCAGTTCCTAGGGTGTATTCGTCTGTTTGATCAACCAAACTTTGATACTAGTAATAAACAGTATCTTTCTATTAGTAATAGTAGTGGAACATCACGAACTCGTTTCTTCTATTCTGATCCTGATGTAATTGTACAGCCACCAGACAAAGAACTTCAGATGCCATCTGAAGATGTTAAGTTCAAACTTTCTTCTTCTGTACTGAAAGATCTGACAAGAGCAGGACAAGTCTATGGAGTTCCAGATCTCTGCTTGTATTCAGATAACGGACTACTAAAACTTTGTGTGACTGATAAGAAGAATGAAACTTCAAATACATTCTCCATTGAAGTCGGAGAAAGTGATGGAGAGTTCTGCTATTGCTTTAAGATTGAGAACCTTAAACTGATTGATGATGACTACAATGTTACTGTAAGTAAGCATAACGTAGCATACTTTGAAGGTAGTAATAAATTTAATGCACGTTATTGGATTGCCTTAGAACCAAATCAATGATATTCAAGCACTCTTTTTCACTTCATCCTGACTTAAAATCAGGATTGATGCACAGTATTAAATATTCTCCTGGAAAAGAGTACAAAGATAACAATGATTCTATTGCAAAAACAGATTACTATGAAAAACTGTCCATAGATCAAAAACAATATCTAGGACTCCTTCATAATAATCTTAATTCTGTCTACGAAGACATGATGCAGCACTATTGTATATTAGATTTTAGTTTATACAATGGTTGGTATCAGCAATATAACAAATCTGATACTCATGGATGGCATATCCACGCCATGTCTACCTTAAGTATGGTATACTATCTTGAGTTGGAAGATCCAACTGATTGTACTGAGTTCTGGATTCCTGAAACAAGAACAAGGTTTCAACCAAATGTTGTTGAGGGGGACATTATAGTGTTCCCTGCCAGTGTACCTCATAGATCTCCTCCTTTACAATCAAGTTCAAGAAAGACAATCATAAGCTGCAACTACAATATCCAAAAGATCAATTCAACCTGCATCAACAATGGCAAATGACTTCCTTTGGGTGGAGAAATATCGTCCCCTCAAAATTAAAGATTGTATTCTGACTGATCAAGTCAAGAATAACTTCCAATCTTTCCTTGACAATGGTGAGATTCCAAACCTTCTTCTTTCTGGTCCTCCTGGTATCGGTAAGACTACAGTTGCTAAAGCACTATGCAATGAGTTAGGCGCAGATTATTATGTCATTAATGGTTCTGATGAAGGACGTTTCTTGGATACTATCCGCGACAAGGCAAAGAGCTTTGCCAGTACTGTGTCTCTCACTTCTACTAGTCGTCACAAAGTTCTTATCATTGATGAGGCAGACAACACGACTGCTGATGTCCAGATGCTCCTCCGAGCAAGCATTGAAGAGTTCCAAAAGAACTGTCGTTTTATCTTCACCTGTAATTACAAAAACCGAATTATTGAACCTCTGCACTCGCGGTGTGCAGTTGTAGACTTCGGTGTAACTGGTAAGGAAAAGCAACAACTAGCTGGAACATTCTTCAAGCGTGTAGTTACTATTCTGGACAAAGAAAAGATTGAGTATGATACTAGCGTAGTTGCTTCTGTAGTACAAAAATACTTTCCCGATTGGCGTCGTGTTCTAAATGAACTTCAAAAGTATGCTGCTGTAGGTACAATTGATAGTGGTATCCTTTCACTTATTAGTGACGCTTCAATAGAAGAACTCGTCACTGCACTGAAGGAAACTAATTTCACCAAGGTTAAAAAATGGGTAGTGCAAAACATTGACAACGATGTCACTTCCCTGTATCGTAAGATTTATGATACCCTATGCACTAAACTAAATAAACAGTCGGTAGCAGCAATGGTTATAATTATTGCTGAGTACCAATACAAGGCAGCATTTGTTGCCGATCAGGAGATTAATCTCCTTGCAAGTCTAACCAACATTATGATGGAGTGTGAATTTAAATGATGGACGTAAAACTACTAAGAATTGTTAGTGGAGAAGAAATTGTTGCTGAGATTTCTTCTTGGCAAAATGGTCTCATTACCCTTAAGAACTGTCTAGCAGTTCTTCCTCAAGGATCTACCTACGGGTTTATGCAATGGGCAACTGTTATTGATCCAGATAACCCAGAGGTTACTCTATCCATGGATCATGTAATTTATGTTGCAACACCTCATCCTACTGTTGTAACAAAATACAACGAAATGTATGGATCGGGTCTGTCTATTCCTGAAGGTAAAAAACTAATCCTATGAAAAAGAAAGCGCAAGTAAAGTCTAAATTTTATTATTATTTCTGGGGTGCTGCTACAGTTTCTGTTTTAACAGGACAACTATATGTTGGGACAGGGTATCGCGTTTATGCAGAAAGTTTGAATAGAATTTTTGATTCTGTTTCACTAGTATCCGAAAGTCCTGATTATCTATGACTGCCTTAAAAACTCCTCTTCGTTATCCTGGTGGGAAGAGTCGTGCTGTAAAATCTATGGCACGATACATTCCAGACCTTTCGGAGTACAGTATTTACAGAGAACCTTTTCTTGGCGGCGGTAGTGTCGCCATTTATATTACTCAAAAATATCCCAACTTAAAAATTTGGGTCAATGATTTGTATGAACCTCTTGTAAACTTTTGGAAAGTGTTGCAAGACAATGGGTATGAGTTGGGATATAAATTACAAGAACTTAAGTCTCGTTATCCAGATCAAGAATCTGCTAGAGGTTTATTTCTGGAATCTAAAGATGTAATTAATGACGAAGAGAAAAGTCACCTGGATAGAGCTATTGCTTTTTACGTTGCTAATAAGTGTAGTTTTTCTGGTCTTACAGAAGCTTCCTCTTTTAGCAAACAGGCAAGCGATTCAAACTTCTCAATGCGAGGAATTGAAAAACTGAGATACTACCAGCAAGTAATTCAGAATTGGCAGATTACTAATTATCAATATGCAGCTTTGCTAGATGATAACAAAGATGCATTTGTGTATCTGGATCCTCCATATGACATTAAAGATAATTTGTATGGCAAGAAGGGTAACATGCATAAAGGATTTGATCATGATACCTTTGCTAGAGTCTGCGACAATTATATCTGCCGCCAGATGGTATCATACAACTCAAACCAAATGGTGAGAGATCGTTTTAAGGGATGGGTTGCATCTGAGTATGATCTGACCTATACTATGAGAAGTGTTGGTGACTACATGAAGGACCAGCACGAACGTAAAGAACTTATTCTAATGAATTATGACGTGTGAAGTCACTCTCTACAAGGCTGGCGTGGTATTTAAAGAAAAAGTAGTCTGCCGAGACTACAATGATGCCCGTAATGTCGCTCTCGCTCGTAATCCAGGAGCACAAGTTGTAAGTGTTACTGCAGTATTTGAATGAACTATCAGTTAAAAGACTATCTCAATAGTATTAATCAGAACAAAGAGAATCTGATGGATCAGGATCCTTTAGCAGAAAAGAAGTATCCTGCCTACATTGTGAACAAGTGTATGTCCCATCATATTGATACTGTAATGCATGCTAATGAGATGAATCGTTGGCCAAATCTACCTACCAAACTTCAATACGACTTTTTTATAAATACTGTGAGACCCAAGAAGAGATTCTCTCCTTGGGACAAGAAAGACAAGATTGACGACCTTGAATCTGTACAAAAATATTACGGATACTCTATAGAGAAAGCAAGGGAAGCCATGAACATCCTGTCTCGTGATCAAGTTGACTATATTAAAACTAAATTGAATACTGGAGGACATGATGCAGGACATCAGCGAAGACAAGGAAATTCCATGGACTAAAGATGATATGGTTGAGGTTACCTTAAAGGAACCTGACGACTTTCTTAAAGTTAGAGAAACATTAACTAGAATTGGTGTTGCTTCTAGAAAAGAAAGGAAACTATATCAGTCTTGCCACATCTTACATAAAAAAGGGCAGTATTATATTGTACACTTCAAAGAACTTTTTGCCTTAGACGGCAAGAATACCAATCTATCACAGAATGATGTACAGAGGAGAAACCGAATTGTCCAATTACTTTGTGATTGGGGATTAACGGATGTACCGAAAAAGGATACTTTTTTAGATCAAGCTCCTCTGAGCCAAATTAAGATTATCTCTTATAAAGAGAAAGGTGAATGGGCACTTGAGTCAAAGTATAACATTGGCAAGAAAAAGATACCTACCGAATCTTATGGAAAAACAGAAGGAGAACAAGCCTAAAGAGGAAAACAAATTTGAATGGGCGGATGAGGGTGTATCAACTCTCGTCCGAGTTATTATACTTGGGTGGTCAGCAGCAATTCTGACTCTTAATTATGTAACTGTTCCTGGCGTTCCTCAGAAAAATATTGATCCAACATTTATTGCCAGTGTTTTTACTGGTACGTTAGCTACGTTTGGAGTCATGCCTTCTAAGAAAAAGAAGGATGACGAAGTTAAACAAGCACCTACATTGGAGAAGAAAGATGCAAAAATTGATTAACGGAATCGCTTTACTTTCAAGTCTAGTTTCTTTATCTGTCCTAGGGGGTGGTGTTTATCTTTATGTTCAAAAGGATACCTTAATAGAGCAATCAAGGGAGAGAGTAACTGCTGCTATCACTGAAGCAGTCACTAGTGCTCTTCCAGCAATGGTAGATGCTGCAGTACCTGAAGTGCCAGAAATGCCTAGTGCCACTGGTGGCGCATTGCCATTCTGATCATGGAAGATACTAAGCAAGTACCGAGCAAGTCACCAGTCAAAACGATTGCACTGACACTAGGTGGACTCTTTGCCTTGGCACATATTGGTTTGTTGGGTTATGTAATTCATAGACCAGAAGAACCAAAACTCCCTCAGGTTCCTACGATTAATATCCCCCGTGGAGATTATTCATCCTATACTATCAAAGCAGGTAAGGATGGATATGAGATTGAATACAGAGCAAACGATCCTGCTATCTTAGAATCACAGAGGTCATTATCTTCTGATAGTAATAAGAAAGGATTGTTTGGTGGTGGCACCGAAAGTCGTCGCGAGTGGCGCAGTGATCAATTCACTATGGACGGCACCCGTAACCTAGGAGGCGCTGCAGTGGA